GTAGTTGGTTTCCATTTCTTTCTCTAAACGGTCTTTCTCTTCCATAGATTCTTTGAAAATCTGGTCACCATTTAGAACAACACCACCTGGTAATTGAATACCACCAAACTTTTTAAGGTTTGCACCCCATTGAATCTTAATCAATGTGGTTGCATATTCTTTCAACCAGCGGTCTTCAAATACCTTTCCATAGAAATCTGGATTGATAGTTGTATAACATTCGGCAATAACTGTTGTACCCACTGGCGCTTCTGATGCACCCCATGCCCAATCAATATACAACTTCTCTGTTGCTCTTTGGAAACGAATAGGAACTTCACCTGTAAACATCAATTCAAGTGAACGCAGATGTTGTTGTGTTAGTGTGAAGTTAATGTAGGATGCTGATGTGAAGTCGTAAAGTTCGTTAAGACGCAATTGGTATCTCAAGTCAAACATGTTGATTGAGGATTGTGAGTCTTGAATAGGGAAGATGCGAGTTACACCAAGAACGGTCGTGGCATTATTGGATGTGTCTGTAATGTTGGACATATCCAAGTATTTGTTATCAATGTCTTCTTGTGTTATTTGGTGAACATAATAGACTTTTTGCATACCATCAAAGTGGTAGTCTTGCCAGTATAACAAAGCATCGTCAATACGATCCTCAATCTGGTCGTCATCCACGTTAATCTCAATAACTGGAAAACCTAGACGGCGTAAGCAATAGTTCTTAAATTCTTGTCTGGTGGAAATTGTTGACATTTATAAACATCCATAGTTTTATTTGGATATTTATATTCGTAATATACCAGGTAATCTGGGTCCACCTTTATCTGCAACTAACCATGCGGTGGTGACACACACATTCAAATTCTTCATCCATTCATTTGGGAAACAAGTATCTCTGCGAAATTCCATGAACCTAATGTCTTTGTTGTCGATGAAGTTAGCCATGTATGCATCTGTATAGTATAGGAAACTGTTTTCATTCCAATATGATACATGCGTTGGGTCCTGAAATGCTCCACGGCCATCGGTACTAGGTACTTCAATAAATGCCCAACCACCATGAGCCAAAACCCTATGTATTTCTGACATAATCTTGGTCTTGTCATGGAGGTGTTCGATGATATGACTGGCATTTAGTACAAAAACCGAATTGTCTGGTAGTGGAATACCATCATTCAAGTCACACACATAGTCTGCGGTGTCTCGGAGGTCGACCGTGGTGTATCCTGGATATGGATTTAGTCCACCACCAAGGTCAACACACATCAATCCTTTGTTATTGGCTTCTTTTTCAGCCAATGTTCTGATTCTCTGGTTAAACAGTTCTTTAGTTTTGACTTGAATACCAGCATTCATACTGTTCAATGAATTATTGTTACCTGTGATTCGGTAAATATACAAAACTTTTGGAATACGAACCATTTTTGTACTTAAAAAGGTTCTCATACACAAATCGTGGTCATCACAGTACTCATAATTTTCATCGTGGCCACCAAGTTTATGGTACTCAGTTGTTCTCCATGCACGAACATGGTCGGGGGAGAACCAAATATAACCTAAAGCTTGACTGGTTGGTTCCCAACTATGCATTGCTGGTAGTTCTTGGTTTTTCCAGTTATATGTTCTGTGTGTCCAACCATAACCTGTATTGTAAGGTACAAATTGATTTTGCATATGCAATACCGCATTGTCACTGTATACGAAACCAACAGATTTATCTAGGAATGCATTGTATAATTCTTGCAAACAGTCTGGAGTTAACATGTCATCATGGTCAACTTCAACCAGAACATCACCTGTGCCTAGTTTGAAGGCTCTGTTTTTAATGTGACCGATGAATTTACTTTTCTCTGTGGCCACATGAACCTTCACCCGTTCATCGAGTGATAAACTTATTGGGAGATATTCTGGTTTACAATTACCATTGAGATAAAGTATCCATTCCCAATTGGTATATGTTTGGTCTTTAAGTGACTCGTAAAGATCCATCAAATAGGTTGTTCGAACATCATGTTCGGGTGTAATGATACTGAATTTCATAATATAATTAGTTGTTTACTTTATGTATTCAACTTATTTTCAAGTTCTTCTATTTTCTTTTGTTGTTCTTTGATGGCTTCAATCACTAGAGGAATCAATCTATCGTAATAGATAGTTAAATATTTGTCACTGATTGGGGCTGTGGTGACAACTTCCGGTAAAACTCTCTGTACTTCTTGTGCGGAAACACCCACCTCACGCTTCACTGTGTAACCTAAATTTTGTGCGGTTTGGTTTGCTTCGTAATAGAAACCATTCAGTGTCATAAGTTTATCTAAAGCACTTTGTATATTACCTAATCGTGTTTTTAGATTATCATCGGAGTAATATGCAGTAATGTTGTTTGTTGCTCGAATTTCACCTTGAACACCAGCTGCTGTGTTAACACCAAGTGAGTTTAATTGGTATGAAGAACTTGATGAGAATGTTCCTGTTGCACCTTGTGGTCCTGTTGCACCTTGTGGTCCTGTTGGACCTTGTGGTCCGGTTGGTCCTGTGGGACCAGCTGGTCCTTGTGGTCCTGTAGAACCTGTTGCACCTTGTGGTCCTGTTGCACCTTGTGTGCCAGGTGCACCTTGTGGTCCTGTTGCACCTGTGGGACCCGTAGGACCTGCTGCACCTTGAGCGCCTGTGGGTCCTGTTGTGCCTGCTGGTCCTTGTGGGCCAGTTGGACCTGGAGCGCCCGATGCACCTTGTGCTCCATTTGCGCCTTGTGGACCTGTTGGACCTGTGGGTCCTGCTGCGCCTTGTGGTCCTGTAGGTCCTGTTGGTCCTGTTGGTCCAATTAAATTGGTTGCTGCACCAACCCAGACGCCGTTAGCAGCAATAACATTGGATGTGCCTACGGTTAAACCATTCTTTACTACGAAATTAGAATTAGTTGCCATTTACGAGTTCTCTCAATGCATCGATTTGTTGTTGTTGTTCTTTAATGGCTTCTATTAAAACCGCAATAATACCATTATATACAACGGACTTTTCTCCGTTTTCATTTATCTCAACGAGTTCTGGAACAATTTTAAGAACATCACCAGCAAGAACACCTATACTTTGTTTGTCATCTTTTTTCCATTTAAAATGATAACCGTTTAGTTGTTTTACCTTTTCGATTGGTGTTGTTATTGGTTTGAAATCGTGTTTTAAGTTTTCATCTGATGTGGCTGAAAATGCCACAGCATACAAATAGTCCGTTGATGGGTTGCAATAAATGCCTGCCGTTCCGTACACACCGGTTGGACCTGAACCCCACAACATTTGGTATGTGCTATTTGAATCGTTGTTGTAGTTAATACTTGCGGTTGGACCAGTTGGTCCTGTGGGTCCTGTGGGTCCCGTAGGTCCTGTGGATCCTGCTGCACCTTGTGGACCTGTAGGTCCTGTGGATCCTGCTGCACCTTGTGGTCCTGTTGGGCCTGTAGGTCCTGCTGCGCCTTGTGGGCCATATGCATACAACGCAGCAGTGAAGTATGTTCCAGTTGCAGAACCGTCAATATTTTGTGATGTTGTATTACCTGTATACGCCGTAACTTCAACATAATCAGTTGTACCATTAAAATAAGCAACAGTTGCAATTACTTGAGTATAACCCGACCCAGTAAGGTTTTGAGTTTGGTCAATAGCAAGTTGTGTTGAACCATTCTTTTTGAACTGTATATTGTTCTGGTTACTGGTGATAGAAGCAGCTTGCCACCAAACTTGTGCATACAAGTTATAATAGCCGGCTATGTTTGGTTGAAATTTATTAGATGTGAACCAGTTGTTTGGATCAAAATCATCAATGAGTGTAACAACAGTATCGGTATTATTAGTAACGGTTTGTGATGAACCATTCTTAACTGCACGACAGACATAAGAACCAGCAGTTAGATAACCACCATTTGCTCCTTGTGGTCCTGTTGGCCCAACCGCACCTTGTGCGCCTGTTGGTCCTGTTGGTCCCGCTGCGCCTTGTGGACCTGTAGGTCCAGTTGGTCCAATTAAATTGGTTGATGCACCAATCCATACACCATTAGCTGCAATAACCGCAGATGTGCCTACGGTTAGACCATTTTTTACTATGAAATTAGAATTTGTTGCCAAGGTTCATTTTCCCCGTGGTTATGAATACCGTTATTTATCGCCACTTTGGTCCATCAAACCAACAGGCTAAAGAATATCTGGTTCCTTTTGTTACTTTATGTGCTTGATGTTCAATGAATGAAGGAAAGAAAATCACTGAACCTTGCGTCTTAATCTCATGTGCATTTGGTTTTTCTTGTTGATTGAACAACTCAAGTTCTCCACCCTCATAATCAAATGGGT